CAACGCCTCTTAATTGAGTTCCTTCTGCTATACCTAATATCTTGTATGCTGTCGTTCCTGAACCTATCTCTATTAGTGCTGTCGTGTATGTTCGCAGTGATAATTGATTTGCGGTTTCATCGTAGGCAAAAAGGTATTCGGAATCTATACTTTGTTCTACGAGTAATAAATTGAGTGTGTCTACTAATGAAATTGTATTGTAATTGCCCGCTGGGATTGAGATTGAATTGTAGGTAGGGTCGCCTACTCTGCGGAATTGTATTGTATTGTTTCTGCTGTTTATCATATTTAATGCGATTGGAAGTGATATGCTCTCTAAACCTATTACGAAGTGTGCTGGGTCGTTGTTGTGTAAGATAAACGGTTCTATTGGTATGTTTAGTTTGGTGTTGCTGTCCTGTGAAGTCCAGTTTTTCTTATCCGCAGATGATATGAATATTTTTGCTGATGATTGTCTTCGGTCTCCCATTATTATATATATGCTGATATAATAATAGTTTATACTCTTCTCAACCGCCTTATTTGCGGGGGTGGTGATGGTTCGCGTTCTGGTTCTTGGAATGCATGGATTGGTTCAACTGGTTTATCAACAACTTTACGCCGATTGTTCCTAATGATAATAGTAGGAGTGTCGTCCTCGCTCTCATCGTCCGTATCATCTGTTCTTATTACTATCTGTGATTTCTTTTTCGGTGCTTTCTTTTTAACGGGTTCTTTTGTCTGCTTAATCTCGTCTGCCTGTTTCAATATACGCTCTTCCTTTCGCTTGATAAGTGTATCTCGTCCTTTTTGTAAGTTCGCCTTTTGGTGTTCTGTTAAAGGTTTCCCTTTGGATTTATGAACCTTTGGTTTTTCAATTACCTCCTCTTCCTCAATTTCCTCTAAATACAATTCTTCGGTTTCTTCGGGATTTTCCATTTATATATTAGGGAAATATTATAATTTATTGGGATTTTTGTTAAACCTCTTCTGTAAGTCATTTAGGTTGTTAGATATATCTGCTTTATCACCCCATAACAAATAATAACTAAATAATGCTGGACTTGGTAGTAAGTTGTCTATCAATTCCTTTTCTTTTTTGTTTGCGTAGTGTCGCTTTCTGTATGCCTCTCTCTTCGCTTTGTCTTTATGGTCTACATAAGTGCTTCCGCCTTTTAATCCAAAATCGTATGCCTTTTGTTCGCCATTATCTTCTATTGTTATTTTGTATCGCTTGTTTTCTTTCTTGGATGGTTTCAATTCTATTATTTTAATCGGCATTGTATATATAATGAATATATTTAAAAATGTAGGGTTTGTTTAAAAATGTAGGGTTTGTTGGGTTTTGATGTTAAAAATCCACAGTAGGATTTCTAAAAAAAAAAAAACATTTTTTTTTTATTTCCAATTATTTTATTTTTTATACGAAAACCCTACATACCCTACATTTCTATATTTATGCTAACAAAATAAAGTAATCGTATGAAGTAATCATTACCATAACGCTTTGAAAATGAAAAATGTAGGGTATGTAGGGTATGTTTTTTAGACCCTACAAACCCTACATTAAAAAAATCATCGTTTAGTTTAATTATTTATATATAACCCCCCCTCGAACACACCCCCTTACAACAAGCACCCTTTTTCTTTTTTTCTTGTAATAACAATTACGGTTTTGTTAGATTTTTGTTGGAATCGTTTGTTTTGTAATAACTCCATTAGAACTTTAAAGAACCTCGCATATACCATCACATCAACGACACCCCTCTCTTCAACAACTGCCTTCTCTTTTTTAACCGCCTTCTCTTTTTTCTTAATTGGAACACACTTATCTAAAACCGCCAACGCAACATATTTATCATTAATCAATGTCTTACACTCCGCCCAACCGTTCGCAGTGATTCTCTCTCTGCCTGTTAAATCTTGGAACATCTCACGGTGTTTTGTCGCAAGGTGAGATGGACTATTGAACTTGATAACAATGGTTTTCTCAGTCCATATTAGTTTGTCTTCCATAGCATTATAAACGGAGTCTATGATGCTATCTTGTTTTTGGTATTTGCCGAGACAAACCTTGTGCCTGACTACTTGCCCGTCAACCAATACCCTTTTCATCTCTCTATTGTAGTTGGATTGTTGTTTCATCTTGTTAGTTTAGTTATTGCCTTTTGTTAGTATTTGAACTCAGTCCAATTAATTTTCAATTTTATAAATTTATTTAGGTTTTTTTGCCTTTTGTTAGTATTTGGACTCAGTCCAAATTAAATTCAATTTTATAAATTTATTTAGGTTTTTTTGCGTAATTTACGTATAATAGTTTGTTGGAAACCCATTTCAATTTTCCCTTCAACAAAACCAAAAAGACCCCAAAAACGGGGTCTTTTTTAGAAGTTTTTGATAATTAGTTCGTCTCTGTTTTTACCAATGTCTTTATCGTCACTTGCACCGCCCTTGACCCGAACTTTGGATTGCTTGAACCCTTTGAAAATGGTTCTAATGTTAGGACTGTCGTTTATACTCATTACGAACTTGCCTTTTATGGTTTTCAATACTCTCGCCATCTCCTCGTAGTCCATATCGTCCTCCTTATATAATTCCCTGTCGTCTTTGGTTTCATAAGGCGGGTCTAAATAGATGAATGCGTTGGGGTTGTCGTATTTCTTAATGACGGTTTTATAATCCTGTTTTAGGACAGTAGTGTTTTTCATATACTCAGACAACCCAGCAATCTTTTCCAGTCGGGTCTTTATTATGGAAAATCTATATAATGTTTGTTTTCCTGTTTCTTTAACAACCCCTCCAAATGAACCACATAACCGCAACATATTACTTACCAATTTGTCGAGCGGATTAGAATGAGATTTTTTATAAGCGAGTGCTATCTTCTGTTCCTTTGTTAGTTTATCATATTTATCGCCAGTTCCAATAGATGGGTTGGACTTGATGATTTTCCAACTGTCGGATATTATAGGGTCTAAATCATTGATGACTGCTTTCACACTTGGTTCTAACCCCATAAATAAATAAATGTCTCCACTCCCGACGAAGGGTTCAATGTAAGTAGTGAATTCAGTTGGTGCTAATTTCATAATTAAATCTCGTATGCGACGCTTCCTTCCTAATCGGCATATTATACTTGTTTGTTTCATAATGATATATATAAGGGATATATATTATTATTTCAATAGTTTCAAAAATGTAGGGTATGTAGGGTTTTGTGTAGTAAATCAAAAGTTGGTAATCAAAAAAAAAAAATATAAAAAAAAAAACAACCGCCCCTTTTATAAAACCGAACCAAAACCTTACAAACCCTACATTTTCTAACAATCAACATCAGTTTCGTCGTCCTCTGTTGGTGCTATATATCCCTGATATTCAAACTCCTCGTCAACTAACAACTGTGCTTTCAAGTGTTTAAGAACGCTTGGGATATTCCATTTAAAGTTCTGCCCGTCGGCGGTTCTATGTTTCTCGCCGAGTTCAATGCCTCCCGCTTCTTTATTCTTATTTAACATAATTCCAAATGCGGTTTCGGTCATCATAGTATCTTCTTTGCCTTCTCGCTTCTCTTTAATGAAATGTTTAAATTGCGTATATAGTTCGCTGACCTTACCATTCTCCATTAACCCTGCTTTAAGGTTGTAGAGTATCCATTTAATAACTGGCGGAGAGTTCATCGTCATAACCTCTCGTAGTGCATTAGTATTCGGTATAGACTTGAACCAATCTACGGGTGATTTTGGAACATCTTTTAAATGTTTTAAGTATCTGTAAAACGCTACTTGAACTTCAACCTTATCTAATTGTTTAAACAACTCTGTAAAGTAAATGTCGTCGCCTCTCTTCTTCGGGTTAGTATCCATAACGCTAAACCTTCTTGAATGCGAATTGATTGCTATCGGGTTGCGATTATTGGTAAAGAAGCACCATCGGGAGAAGTCCATAACCTCGTATGCCTCAATGCCCTTCTTATTAACGGATTGTTTCTTCTGTGTTGTTCTTGCTTTCAACGCATCGTTGTTTTTAAAGTTCGCCTCGCCGTTTGCTTCCTCAACAACAATTAATAACTTGCCTTCCATAAACCCGTTAAAACTATTGTATAGGTCGGCGTTATTACTAATAGAATAACAATATTTATCGCCGATAATTTTATTCATAACCCATTCAAAGAACGATGTCTTACCTGTGCCTCCACCAAGAACTAACATATTACCTTCATCTCTAATAAGCGGTGCTACCTGTGAGCGGTTCATAGGGTCTTGTATAATATTCGCTAACCAGTCAATCATCCATGCACCATTATCGGTGGTTAGTAGATTAAGGTGGGTCAAAATGGGTTCGATGAGTTTATTAATTGTCTCGTCATCCATAACGGGGTAGTCAATTTTTTCCGCAACAAATCCATCAAATAAGTTATAAACTTTATCGGGGCATCTCTTAACGTCGGGTATAAAGTCTTGCCTATCATATCTAATAACATCTGGGTCATCTAACCATTCCGCCATAAAATATTTCTTATTGGGTTTGCCTTCTGCGTTCGTTTCAGTCCAGTTCAAATGTGTAAATCTCGGGTCATTCTTATTCAATTTAATAGTTTCTCTTGTGCCGTCGGCGTGAATATTTAATAAGTTCCCGCCGATAATAGCGTGGGTTTTCTCAAACTCGGTTTTAATTCTTTGGTAAGGCGACATCTGCGACTCTCTTGGTTTCCAGTCGTGCTTGATTGGTTTCACTGCGAGATAAATATCTTCGTCAAATTTACTCTTGTAATCATCAATAATCGTCAATGCTTCTGCTTGGAACATTTCAATAGTTTCGTTCGGTTGCTTATGAATAAGTCCGCCGTCGTGGATAAGAACCTCAAACGGGCGTTTGTGTTTGTAAGTTAAAATCCAATCCAACCGCATTAACATTTGTCGTTCTATTGTTTGGAAAACCAAAGACATAAGGGATGCTTTTGGGTTCGGTTTCTTATGGATTGCAACCGCCCCTTTACCTCCTGCCTTGAACTTATGTAAATGAGAGTTGGCGTTCCAAACTGCTTCGGTAATACATTTAACTTCCTTCGCCAGTTCGGTCAAATAGGCATTACCTTCTACTGTAATGTCGCCCTCTTGTTCTACATAATCATCGCTATATAGTTTAATGTTTCCGCCATATAAGATTTTTAAGAACTCTGTTTTTGCTTTAACTCTGCAACCGCTCGTCATTTCCAAAACGGCATCTCTGTTATTACAATAGTCGGTAATCTTATCGTGCTTTAAACCATTATCATTCGCCCAGCGTTCAGCAATTTTATAATGAGCGTTCTCAATATCTAAATCCCAGTAATGTTTGGCGGTCAACGGGTTTCTCATAATGCGACTATATGATTGAATGCCTAACCCTTCCTCGGGATACAACCTTCCAAGTTTTAGGTCTTCGCATCCCGAACCTAATCTATATGATACTAATACTCGCCCCGCCCCTATCTTATGTTTGTTATACAGCGATAACTTCGCTCTGTCCTTCTTACTAAAAGCATCATCGGTAAGGATGCCGTTCATAGTGTCCTCATCAAAGAACTCGGTCTTGGTAAAAGGGTAGGTGGGTTCGCTATAAGTAGTCATTTCTATAATGTAGGGATATATTATATTTATATTTGTTTGTAATTAAATCAATTTTTTAAATCAATTTTTTACTAAAATGGTAAATAAGGGCGTTTTTCATTGATATTAAACATAATTTTAAAATCAATTTTTTCCTAAATGGTTCTTGTTCTCCTTGATTGTCTGGTTCTCGCTCGTTGGACTTTAAATTTTGGGTCGGGTAAGGATAAAGAACCATCTCTGTTCCTGTTAATATAAAAGGACGTTTGGATATATTCGTCCTCAATCACATCGCTATATATGATATGGAAATCCTCAAAGTAAGTATCATAAGACATACACGGTTCAAAGCAGTTCCTGTATATCATCAACTTACAAAAGTCATATCCATATTTCACACAATGTTTCTGTCCTACACTGTGGTCGTCGGGGTCAAACCTTTCATAAATCTCATTACTCGCCAAGTCAAAAATCCTCGTTCTCAATTGTGCTAATTCCATCTTATATAATTACCTGATATTTTATTTAAATCAATTTTTTCCTAAATAACATAAAAACAAAATCTTACTATTATATATAAATGAAGGAATACCTTTTTTGTAAGAACCATCTAATCCTGTGCCATTGTATCCTGAGCGAACTGATGGACGTAAAGGCAGATATGGAGCATCGCCTATCACAATTGAATATGTTGGAACAAGACAAGAAAAAAATACTGTTATACTTAAACCTGTTGGATACACCAAGCAGAGAGTGGAACACCAAAGAACCCGCATTGGTATCTACGATTGTGTCGTATCATTTAGCGATGATGAATGATAAAAAAGAAATGTTCCAAAAAACGCTTGACGAATTAGCGTGGCGTATGAAAAATGAAAAAGAGCAAGGAATAATGACGAACGAACAATATCTAAACATTCGTCGCACGAACTTCCAAACAAAACAAATAGTAGATGCGTTAAACGGAAAAGAAGAATACAAATTAGTAATAGACGATGATACATTGAACGCAACAATATTGATAAGTTAAACCCTCTATTGATATGCGTAAAACTTAACTGTGAATTCATTACTCATACTCGTATAAGCAGGTGGATTAGAACCCGCTACTGATATAAAAATATAAAACCTTACATTGTAAATATTACTTTCAAATAATAGCGGGTTGGCGATTGTAGCACTATACGCATTTCCTTCGCTTTTACCTATAACGGTTATTGTAGGAAATGACTGTAATACTGATAAAGCACCCGTAGTTTTATGTTGTCGTCTAACTTGAAGAACAATATCATACGAAGTCGTTGTATTATCTCCGTCCATTGTAAATGAGACTGCTCCAAATCTTAAATTAAAAGGCACACTTAAAGAATAAATACCGTAAGGTGTTGATGTTTGTTGTAGTCCCATTTCTAAATAACCGCTACTTGCGTTATTGTAATTTCTACTCCAAGCATCAAATGTTAGATGATAAAAGCGTGTGCCTTCTTTTTCAAGATTACCCTGAAAATTAATAGTATCATTAGTGAGTGTGGTTGTCGCCCCTTCTACATAAATTTTATCATCACCTCCCGACCGTATAATTGTATTTGTATTAGTGAGTGTGGTTGTCGCCCCTTCTACATAAATTTTATCATCACCTCCCGACCGTATAATTGTATTTGTATTAGTGAGAACGATGTCTGCCGAATTTACAAAAATTTTACCATTTCCTCCCGACCGTATTATTGTTTCTGTGTTATTGAGTATTGTTGTGGCGTTTTCTATTTTTAATTTTTCAGTTCCTCCTGATTTCATAGATGTATTTGTCGCATTCGTAGAGAGATTTGTTGTTCCTACTGTATCATTTTCTATTTTAGTATCTGTTGCGGTCATCGCTATTCTATCCCTATACACCCCTCCACTTAAAACTCTTATTATATAATCTACACTTGCCGAATGTAATCCATAACCCGCTAATGATGTTATATAAGAATTTTCCAAATATGTTGTATCATTTCCTACACTTATTTTATCAGTTCCTCCTGATTGAATATATGTTGTAGTATTATTGAGTGTGGTTGTCGTTCCAACCGTCTTAATCTTATCGGCAAAATTAACATCAAGCGTTGTAGAGAGTTTAGAATACATACTTATATTCGGGGCAGTATTATTAAAACTAAAAAGAACAAACGCACTGTCGTCAGTATGCCTAAACTCTAAATTTTTATTACTACCTTTATCCTGTAAAACCAACTTTGTTCCCGCCCCAGTCCCATCTGTTTTCCATAACCAATCTCTTTCTGCGTCCATAAATAATAAATCGCCATTCGCATTCCCTCCAATAGTGACTAACCCGTCCAAGTTTGATGTTCCAGTCACATCTAAATTACCAACTACATTAATCGCATTATTAGTGAGTGTGGTTGTATTTACCGTCTGCTCGTATTTCGTCACATTATTAGTTGCTAATTTTAAGTTGTTCCCGTCCCTGTGTCCTGTAAAATAAATAAAATCAGTCGTAGCGTTTGTAGTTCCTATTTCAATTCTATTAGGCGTTCCAGAATATTTTAAATAACCATTAGATGTAAGACTTTCACCAACTCGTAAAAATTTGTTTGTATCAATCGTTCCTAATATAGTTAAATCTTCCGTAAAAGTCTTCGCCCCAGTAATGGTTTCCACACTATCAATATGAACCAAATTATCACCAATAGTCCCAGTATTAATATCGTTTATTTGTTGTTGTATATTACTCGTTGCTCCATCTAAATACCCCAACTCGGTAGGCGATATAGTTTTCGCATTAGCACTAATATTACCTGTGAATGTAGTAGTCCCAGAAAAAGTTTTATTACCATCTATCGTTTGTGGGTTCGCTTTATAAACAACCAAATCACTAAAATTTGCTTGGTCTGCTAATGCTTCTGCTATTTCATTTAAAGTATTGAGAGTATCGGGTGCTCCTCCAATTAAATTATTAATCTGTGTGTCCACAAATATTTTATTCGCCAATTGATTATTCGTAGTAGGTTGTGTAGAACATACTGGAACACTTGAAAAGGTTTTAACTCCTGCTACGGTTTCATTTCCAGTCAAAGACACTTTCGTATCTGTATATTGTTTATTACTCAATTCATTATTGGTAGTAGGTTGTGTAGAACATACTGGAACACTTGAAAAGGTTTTAACTCCCGCTACGGTTTCATCTCCCGTCAAGGACACTTTCGTATCAACATAAGTCTTGTTAGTTAAATGACTATCGACGACTGGTGGTATAGAACAACTTGGAATACTTGTAAAGGTTTTCGCACTATTAATGCTCTGTGCTACATCTACATAAACAACTCTATCCACTAAATCATTGAGAGTATCAAACTCTATTCCAGTCATACTTAAATTGGTAGTTGCGGAGTTATTCATTATTATATATTACATGGATATAAAATTTTATATATTTTATCAATTACTAATATAAAATATAAATTATATATATCTTTATGGTGCGGGAATTACTTGATTTCATTAATATATCACATAATTACTTATAATTAACTGATTTAAGTCATAAATCCAGTAAAAACCAATTGGTTTTTATATATTTATCTGTTATATTGAGTATTTTCTTGATATTATTCTTATATTTAGTAATTACTTGATATAATTATTAAATCTTTTCTTTACTTTTATTATGGAGATGGTTCATTTGGTCTTCTCTCTCTTCTTGGGTTTCCATTCGCATCTCTAACTATTGGTTTTCTATTTGCTAAATCCTGACTTGCTCTAAACTCCGCTCTATTTCTTTCCAACTCTTCTCTATTTGTAATCATAACTGAACCCGCAACAGGTTCATTAACATACGACGGAAATACTCTGCTTATAAACTTTGTATTGTCGTTTGTTCCTTTCAACATATTATATATTTATATAAGATATTATTTTAATGGATTACTTTTAGGTTTTTTTCTTCTTAATCTCGTCTTCCTCTGCCTCTTCCACTTATCTTCGGTGGTTTATCTTCTTTCATCATTTTTGTTCTCTCTACTCTTTGTCTATTAATCTCTGCTGTTCTGCTCTTTAATCTTGTATCTTCATCACGCATCGCCCGCACCTCTTCGTCTTCTCCTTCTCGTTCCACTTCTCTTACCACCATTTGTGCTAATCTTGATAACTCCGTATCATACTTTCCACCCGCCGAAGAAGGTTCACGTCTGTTAGTAGTAGTCATTATACGATGGGTCGCCTCTAATTGTTGTAGTTCTGCCTGTCGTTGTCTCTCTTCTACTTGTGCCTTTATGTGTCTATTGTCTTGTTGTTCTTTACTTGATCTTTGGACTAAAATTCCAGCACGTAAACTATCTGCTCTTCTTCCTAACATCTTATATATTTATATAAGATATTATTTATTTTCTTACAATACCTCTTGCGTCAGTATCATATACAGGGAAGTTATGGACTATCCTATATACACTCTTCACACCGACGGGGGCGGGTTGCTGGGTTAAAGTTTCACGGTTCATCTTCCTAACAAAAATCGGGTTCAATCTCGGTAGCATCCTTATATATGTGGTATAGATATTATTTTTTAATATAGTTGGATTGCTCCTGCTTTGAATGCGACATCATCTCGGCATCTTGTTCCATTTCCTTTTCCACCGCCCCATACTTGGCGGATAAATAAATATGCCTTAACATACTTGCTCCAACCTTCTTACCGAATATCTTATTTAATGTCTTCGTCATTATGGACGACGATGTTCTCTTATCATCATTCCTAAATAAAATGTAATCGCCGTTTTTAATTTCCATCACACTTATAAAAAACTTTAATACCTGTTTCAATTTTTCATTTACGCTAAAACTTTCCTTTCCGTATTTGGATGTCTTGAATTTGTTAAAGTAAAACTTGTTGTCCTTACTGTCGTAATAATTATAATCATTATTAGTATGCTTCTCGTTGGTTAGTTTCATTAAATAATAATCGGCGTTCCTTCGTGGTGGTGAGAGAACATAGAACGATAATATCATATACTCGTTCATAGTGTTTCGGTTCTTCTGTGTTCCCATATCTTCCTTTGTTAATTTCTTTGCTTCCTCTTCGATAGCATCATACTTCTTCTTTACATCCTCCCATTCAATCCAATTCTCTTTTTGTGTTTCTGTCTTTTTACTTTGGTCTAAACTATTAAAGTATTCCTTCTGTTCGTTTAAGTATGCCTTATAGACAATGTTTATCTTATCGTATTGTTTTATCTTCATCACATTCAATATAGATACAATGCTCGTAATATATGACTTCTTCGTATTCTTATTATCCAACGCCTCAATCTTCTTCTTTATCTCTTGCGTATCTTTTAGAAATGTAAGAGTATTGAAATCAGTATCGTTATTTAACTTCCGTAATTTGGTTATGTATAAGTTCGCTGTTCCTTCTGCTAATTCATTCTCCACCAACTTCTCCTTGATTGTCTTCATAAACTTTGTTAATTCGGTTCTCGTCATTCTATATATATATATTAGATTTTATTTTTATATATATATTTATTAGGTTTATATATCTTTTTCTAAATACAATATTCTTGTTAGTATGGTATGTAGGGTATGTAGGGTTTTATACATAAAATAAATAGTTGAACCAATCAAAAAAAAAAATATTATTTTTTCTAACATTCCCATTAAACAAAACAAAGACAAAACCCTACAAACCCTACATTTTTAACCTTTCCCCTTAAATTGCTTTCTAAATATATCTGCTACTCGTTGCCCTAATGGTGATGTGATATTACCCGCTATATTACCTTGCTGTATCGCCAACTGTTCCTGCATTCTTTTTAAGGCACTTCTCTCCGCTTTGTTTCGTAGGAGTGGATTCGGATCTTCAAATCCCATACCTATCGCTTCCTCTTTCTCTGCTTTGGTTCTTCTTGGTCTCTTTGTTTTATCTTCTTCTACCATTGGTGTTTCTCTTGGTGCTTCCATTGGTGTTATGATTGGTTCTTCAACTGACGATGTTGGAGTTGGTTCTGGTGTTTCTATTGGTGTCTGTTGTTTCGGTATGTTCGGCATTTCGGCACTTGGCGGTTGTTGTCCCATATTTTCCAAAAACACTCTACGAAGTTCTTGAATACTTGCCTCGGTTATTGGTGCATGAATTGGATTGATGTATCTTGGAATGGTCGGTGCTTGTTGTTGCGGGTGGTAGTAGGAACTCACATTTATACTTGGTTGTATTCTTGATTGTTCTTGAACTATCTTTTTAATCGTCCGCTTCGCTCGACGCTTCTTTCGTTTCTGTTCCGCCAAATTGACTATTACCTTTACATTCTGTGATTGCTTCTGTTTCTGTTTCGGGGGCATCCTTATACTATTACAATATATTTTATTCCTCTTCGGTTAATTTCAATCTGTTAAAGTTCTTATAGTATGTATTGGTTCGCTGGTTGTAAAAGAGATGATTGTATGGTGCGTCAAATACATAATCAAACAACGCTTTCAATTCCTTCTTTTCCAAACTAAATACATCTTCACTAAAACTTGCGACTTCTATCAGTGATTTCGGGCGGAACATTATATAACAGTCTACAAGCGAACGGAATTGTTTCGGCAGTGATTTCAATGTGAGTAATGTGATGATTATATTTATCTTGTAATGACGGTGTTTGTATATTAACTTTTTTAGATTCTGTTGAACTTGTTTTAACTTTAACTCCTCGCTAAAATCATCTATTAAAAAACAACTGTTTCCACCTTCCTTCTTTACTTCTAAACAGTCTTCCAGTATCTTATCAAATGTATCCTGTGATAAATCGTGATATATATGTTGCGGGTTGTGTTTCAAAAACGGATGGTTCTCTTCACTTTCCATTACCTCCTTTGGCGTTGCGTAATGAACGGCATCAAATACTTTCTTAAATACTTT